ACCGGAGTAATGCCAACAGTCAGCCCATTTTTTACTATGAAAAAATTATTTGCGTCACAGCTCAAGGTTCACTATCCCCTTAGATTTAAAACATGCTTCTATAACTAGCTATTTAGTTTAATAATTTGAGGCATTTCGTGAGGATAATTTTTCTTTAACCAATTCAATTGCGGCCTTGCATCATTTCTTTCATACCAACCATTACCAGTGTAAACATTCAAAACAGATTGAAAATATTCCTCATACATTCTGCCAACTTTTTCTAATGTAAAGTTTTCAGCAAAAGCACGACAGTTTTTTGGATTAATACTGTGGATGTTATTCGCTGCCCACAAGAATTGTTCAAAAGTTCTACAACGATAACCAGTAATTCCGTGAATATTATTTTCAGTAAATGAACCCCAATCGGTGGTAATCGTAGGAGTACCAGAGAACAACATCTCGACTTGTACACCGCCGAAAGGTTCAACATACATCGATGGAACAAAAGCGGCTTTAGCGCCAGCCATTAATTTTCTCCTCATCTCAACGTCAGCATAACCAATTTCTGTCACATGATCTGGTATTTTATCGTAACCCATATTTTTCAATGAATTTTGACCAGCAATAATTAATTTGGCACCAATTGCTTCAGTTACTTGAACAGCAACATTGACACCTTTACCATCATAAACTCTTCCTAAGAATAGAAAGTAATCTTCTTTTTTTTCTTGAAATGTAAAATCATCAGGATCAAAATAATTTGGAATAACTGCATCATACCAATCTTGTTTACAAGAACCAACTGCTGTCATTCCATAATAAGCATGATAAATTGCATACGATTCAAAAATTTTCCAACGAGCCCAATGGCCACCTGCATAACCTATTCCTGGTTCTACACATATTAAATCCGAATGTGCATCACATATTGGTCGAACACCAGAACCCCAAAAAGGAAGAATGAAATCATTTTTTTGTTTTCTTAAACCAACTTCACGGATGGCATTTTTATAAAATGTTTGATATGCATGGTCACTGGTATCAAACTTATAAAAGTTTTTTCGCCAATCATAATCACCATAAGCAATTTCTAAATCTTTATTGGTGGTTACTGTGACGTGTTCATCACAAACTAAATTCGAATCTTCGTGGCCATAATGTATAATTGTGTGGCCTAAGGCCTTCATCATTTTACCAAACTTAACTACTTTTTGTGTATAAGCGCAAGCATTATATTCTTTTGAAGAAACTGTATGTGGTAAACCTAAAATATGAAAACGCATAATAAAATCACCTTTTTGAAAAATTATATTGTGATTAACCTTCTAATCATCTTAACAGTATTTATTGCTTGGGTAGGACGAAAATACAAATTAACTACATTGTTTGAAACATCAGCATCAAATTGGCCAAGAGTGACATCACTTACAAGTTCACCGTATTGTGTCATAAAAGCACAAATTCCATTGTGCATAATTCTTAATTCAATTACTTGGTAAAAAGAACCAGAAGTTATCTGTATTTCATACTTTGCACTTCGATATGTATAGATGTCAAAATTATCTACAGCAATTTTATCTGTTGTGGTTGTGTCAAATTGAATAATTGATACTCCACCACCAGCGGCTTCTAAAGCTGTAGCAGAAGTTATACGACCAAATCTATCAACGGTTATGATAGGAATTCTGTTTGCCGAACCATAAGTTCCAGGACTAACACCTGTGTCCGTAAGAGTAAAAGATCCTGTTCCACCAGTTGTTGTGCCACCTGTACCACCAGTTACAATTGTTGTACCCGTTCCTGTGCCTGACGTTAAACCGGACGCAAATGGATTACTATACAATACAGACGAAGTATTTAACGTTACAGCCAAAGGTTTTGCTGTAGCTAAATCAGTTTTTAATTTTGTTGTACCAACTATTTGTAATAAAGAATTTTGTGTAGCACCAACACTAGAAAAAGGTAAAACAGTTTGATAATCTCTTACAATTGCCAACGAGTTTTGATAAAAATTAATATCTCCGTTTCTTCTGGTTGCCAACAAAGTTTGTAGAGAATTAACATCCGTTATAATTGTGTTAATACTAGAAACAGAAATATTACTGTATGTATTTCCATCTTCAATATACAAAGAATTACCTAAAGTTCTTGAATCTATAATTATTGTATTACTTTTCGAATCAATATCGTCACGAATATAAAGACTTGTAAAACTTCCTAATATTGGTACGTTATTTTGTGTTTGATCTGCTTTATTGGTCAAAGTTAAAACTTGTCGACCAATTGATAGTGCAGTGTTTAAATCTGGATATAAAACGGTATTGGCTGATCGTTCAACACCAGATATGTAATTTGTGTGTGTCGTAAAATCAGAAACAGCCGTTAGTGCATTTATAATTGAAGAATATAATGTGTTTGCTTGAGTTGGAGCTACATTAAAAGTTATTGAACTGGTATTACAGTTTGTAGCCATACCATTTAAGACAATCGTAATATTACTTAATACTGACGAATAAGGATTCTGATAATAACCTGTTGCTGTCGATGTTGCAATATCATCAACTTGCCATTGACTCAAATTAATTGAAGAATTATTAAGAAAATTATTTGCACCAGGAGCTAAATTAACATCTTCACCAAATTTGGTGGTATCAAAATTATATCCTAATCTATTGTATATACTGGACATATTATTATGCTTCCATTGGTGCGTTTAATGGAGGTGAAGTTGGGAATCCACGATTTCCAATGTGGGTGTGCATATTGACTTTTATTCTAAACATTTGTACTGAACCAAACATATCTGAAACCATTGGTGCAAACATTGAAATGCCTGCATCAATTGTTGTGCCTGCTAACATATAGCCCAAAGTTTCAACAGATTTATTACCAGATACGGAAAGACCTGCTGTAATATTTCCATCAGCTTGAACAGATTGAGATGTTCCTATATCACCACGAACATACAAATCAGCATTGACATTAACAGTTGAAGCACCTAGAGTAATATCACCAGAAGAATTTATTTCCACATCACCGTCAACCGATTGTATTGCATCGCCGGCAATAGATTGATTAACATCACCTTTAATATTTTGATATACAGAACCATCGACTTGTGTGTACGCATCACCTTTTACATGCAAAGCAGAATCACCTTCAATTGTTATATTACAAATACCTTTAATTAAAACATTTTTATCACTTGCAATAATTTCATAACCTTTACCTATAATTCTGTGAACTTCATCACCATTAGGGTGCATTTCAATAAACGAACCTGAACGGTGTTGTATACGAACACGTTCACGAGTTGGAGTATCATCCATTTCAAATGAATGACCTGATTCTGTTTGTTGTATATTGTTATAAGAATATATTGGTTGGTAATCAGTATTAGCTGCTGATTCCGGTTCCGTCCATGACATATCAGCCATTATAGCATCACAATCGTATTTTGAATTGGTACAATAGTTTCTTTATCAGTCAAAGCTTTTTCTGCTGCAACGGCTGATGAATTTGCTAAAGAAACATTTCCTTCTGATATATTTTTTTGAATTTCTTGACCTACAGCAATTGCACCAGATATGCCACCAATAGCTTCTTTTAAACAATCTTGTAAAAACTTAGCTATTCTTGCAGGTAAGGTTGCAATGTATTGAATTATTTTTTGTAGTTGATCCACTAAATCTTTAACAGCTCCAGCATATTGTTGTACTTTTTTAATAAATTTTTGAACGACTTTAATTTGTGCTTTAATTGTTTTTACAGCACTTCTGATTTCATCAGCAAATGGACTTGAAGATGCACTAGCCCAAAGGCCTTTAATTGCGGCTCTAATTTGTTCAACTAGTTCACTTGTTTTAAATGCCATTTTAGCTATTTCAAATTTCATGTTTATCGATATATCACACACATGAGCCAAATTGGCATTTGATTGAGATATAGCTGTTTTATCAACTTCACCTCTTGCTAATGGTGCAAGTGTTGGTTTACCTGCTTCATATTGAACTTGACCATTAGGTGGAGTTGCAGGCTTTAAATTACTTTGTGGTGAAAATCCTTTGTTTTTGTTTGGAGCGGCTTCAAGACCAGGAAAAACACCCATCATTATTGGCGACTGTGAAGAGGTGCCATCTGAAAAGAAACCCATTACATAATCACCTAATCTAGGTGCACTAAATGATTTTGAGTTATTTACTGGATTAACGGCTGCAGCCCAAGGCAAATCTTTTGTTGGTAATTCTACCAAATTATCCGTGTGGTGTCCAAAGATACGAACTTTAGCACGACCCAATTTGGCTGGATCATTAACATCTTCTACTACACCGTACCACCAATTAAATCCATCTTTACCTATAAAATTGTTCATTCTGCCACCGCTTCTTTAAACGCCGTTTGATCTATCTCTTGATAATTATTTGGTACACTATCTTTACTAATTTCAAGAACTGTTTGATATTTATTTGGCTGTATGATATGTCGAACTGCTGTAACCAAATATTTGCCTGAATAAAATTTATCTAATTGTTTTTCATTTGTTTCTGGTTTTAACGACATTAAATTAAATTCGATTGTTCTACCTACTGTTAAACCTGGATCACCAGGTATCGTTAACTTTACAACAGTATAATTTGCCAAAGCTATTTGTGCTGTTCTGTTTGGTAAATAAGTTTCTATTGCAATATTTTTTGCAACCGATCCTGGTATTTCTTTAAAGTAAGTGGCTTCATTTTGGCCAGCATTTGACAAAGCTACTTTTAGTGTTGCATCATATGTTTCATATTGAGTTAAACCCAACCTATTTTTTAAAGCATTACTAACTTCACCTTCATTCAATGTAACTGCTTGGTTCTTATATTTCAAATAGTCAAAATCAGTCACTTTGTATGACCTTGTTAATGGGTCAATTGAGATTAACCTGTTTGCAAAAGTACCAGAGCTTATTTCGTTTACTGAATCATAGGTTTTAACAAATTCATAATCCAAAACGCTTATTGTTTTTTCTTTAAAAGATTGTTTGTCCATGTCAATATTTTGTGCCTGATATTTGTAGGTAGCATATGGTTCTTCTTTGAACATAGACTGTAATGACCTATAATTGAATCCATCTTTTGTTTCAAAGAATAACATATCGGCACCAACAGAACCATTGTTGGCTGGTCTGGCGTATGTTGACAACCAACTAATTGCTTCAAATGGTTTTAGTCGAGGTATAACAAAATCATATAAACCAGTTGTCGATTCAATGTTATTAATTTTGTTATTAGGCACCTTTAATTTATCAATTAATATATTTTCTACAATACCAGATATTTTTTGGCCAACATACGATTTGCTAATTTTAATTTGTTCAGATAATAACAATTCTTCTGAACAGAAATATAATGTATATGTTTCAGTATTTAAATTTCCTGCAGGCTTTTTGCCGCCAACTTTATACACTCGAAATAGTTGATCATTGTTATTTGATCCATTTTTTACTTTACCAAAATTAACTTCAATGAATTCATTACCTGTTAATTGAAAAAGTTCAATGAATCCTTGAGAATCTGTTACTGTAACATAACCTGAGGCTGTAAAACTATAAAGGTCCTCATAATAGGACATATCAATCATTAAACGCTTTAATTCAAATCGTTGGCCACTGGCTGTTAAAAAATTTAAAGTTTCTAAAGAGTAATCTTGTGCATAATACGCACCAGGAGATTCTACATTTAAAGACGATTGATCAAACTCTGCCATATTAAGCCATTAATTTTTTAAATTGTTTTTCAAGTTCACCAACGTAAATTGAATTTAATAATTTTATATTTCTATACGATTCATTTAAATCATATTCATAATCATAATAAGAAACAATTTTTCGGCTTGTGGTTATACTAAATTGACCGGTTGCCACACTACGTTCAAAAACTCCAGTTTGAAGATTATTATAAGATTCTTGGTCAATAATATAATTATCTATTGTTGTTGTGTTTGTTCCCGAATCAACTTTTGTGATTATTTTTTCATAGTGATGAGTAGTAGCTTTAGCATTAAAATTATACTTATCGGAAACATAAGATTCAAAAACACTCGACTGCATTGGCCATTGCCATTGCGGATCCATAATCTCATTAACATACAAAACAATCCAATAACGATACGAATTACCATAATACTTATAAGCAATAATTTCAGGAGTGTCACCTTCTTGTACATCATAAGAATAATATACTAAAGGATTTTTAAGTATTTCTGGAATAACACTACACCTTGCCATCAAATTCACCATTAGTGATGAATTACCATTTGTATCAGTTTTAATAATTTTAGGTAACGTATCGAAATATTGCATTAGTAACCTTCTTTTTCTATTTTTTCTCTTGTGATGAGTTCAATTTCTTTAAAGTTTAAAGTTAATGTTGTTTGAACTGGAGCACCATCGCCAAAAGTTGAAAATCCATTAGGGGAATAGTTTACATCAATACTTTCAATAACACTCTCTGCGACTCTTCCAACATTAGGATTTCTTTTACCATTGAATAAGAAATCTAAATTAAATGTTGAGGGAGGAACAAAAAACATGCCTGCTGTGCCTTCTGCCAATCTTGGTGCAGCATGAGTTTTAAACATTTTTATAATTTTTGCAACCGTTTCTGCTTCTTTTTTGGAATATGGTGTGAATGTAAACGCCAGCTGATATGTTCTAAAATCAATGCCATCAAATAACAATTGTTGTTGTGGATTAAAAGCAAAGCCAGCACCTTTGGCTAACAAACGAGCTGGGCCACTATTAGCAATAGAAGCAATTGCGCCAACTGCTTTTCCTATACCAGGAACCTGAGAAGCGGCATCAACCAAACTCAATTGACCATATGAAGCAGAATAACTAAAAGCCATGGTATCAGGTATGTACAATGATATTGAAGCTACGGCTTTCTTTGTTGGATTTTTAATATTAATACTTTCATTGCCTAAAAAATCTTTTAAGCCTTTAACTGATTTGTCTAATTCGCCTTCGAGTGATATTTTTCCTTTTCTGACATCATCGATATATGATGTGGCAGCATTCCACCCCGTTTCTAAAGAACTGCCAGCATTACTAACAGCACCAAGCAATTTATCTTTGCCTTTAATTATACTACCCTTTATGCTCTCATAGGTTGCTGGAGTTATTTCATTAACGTTAAATACAACAACATGACCTCTTGTAGATGTTTGTAAATCTCTAGGATATTGTAGATCGGTTCGACCAAATTTATTTCCAAATAAAGTACCTAAGGGGCCGTCAACTAAGGCTCCAGGTATAGAAACTCCACCTATGGAATTTGGTATGGAAATGATGGCCATTGGATCCTCTGTAAAAAAGTTATACATAGTATTTATATGGCTTATAATGGACGTTTTACACCTTCTAATCCCCAAAAATACGTTGGAGATCCTAATAATATCATTTATCGCTCCTCATGGGAGTGTAAAATGATGAATTGGCTCGACAAAAATCCAGACATTATATCATGGGCATCAGAAGAATTGATCATTCCTTATAAATCTCCAAAAGATGGTCTGTGGCACCGTTACTTTCCAGACTTTTTGGTTAAAGTTCGAACCAGAGATGGCATCTTAAAAACCATGTTACTTGAAGTTAAACCTAAAAAACAAACAATCACACCCGAACCTAAAAAAAGATTAACAAAGCAATACATAAATGAAGTAGTAACTTATGGTATCAATCAAGCTAAATGGAAAGCGGCAACGGAATATTGTTTGGACCGTGGCTGGGAGTTTAAGCTTATAACGGAAGAACATCTAGGACTATAGACTAAATAATACAATGGGATCCAAACTTACACAACTAGCCAAAGAAAGAACATCTGCTCAATTACAAGTAATGAGCCGTGATTCTCTTAAATGGTTAACCATGAAGATTGCTGAATTAAGAAATCCTTCTGGAATAGCCTCGATAATCAATAACGAAGCTTTTAGAAAAAGGAATCGTTTTGTAACTGGTGGGTTATATTACTTTTATTACGATCCCAAAACAAAAAAAGACATACCATATTATGACCGTTTTCCTTTGGTTTTAGTGCTAGAACGATATGAGGATGGTTTTCTTGGTTTGAACCTACATTATCTACCGGTAAAATACCGAATTACACTTTTGGATAAATTGATGGATTACGCCATCCTTGACGGCAATAATGACATTATGCGTATGAGAGTCAGCTACGATATTTTAAACGCCTCCAAGCGTTATAGAGAGTTTCGGCCATGTTTGAAGAAGTATTTGTATGGTCACATTCAGTCAAAAATACTTGCCGTGCAGCCAAATGAGTGGGATATTGCGGCATACTTGCCAATTCAACAGTTTAAAAAGGCTACAGTAAATGAAGTTTGGCAAGATTCATTAAACGAAATAAGGAAGAATTAAATGCCAGGTACCATCAACGAATTTAAATCAAGTTTTACAAAAGACCTAGCAAGAGCAAACAGGTTTGATGTAAACATTCCTATTCCTTTAACTTTGATACCATACATCAAATCGGCTAGAAATTTGGTATATCGTTGTGAAAATGCCAATTTACCTGGCAGAAGTTTAATGACCGTAGAACAAAAAATTGGATCAAATCCTGTTGAAAAGTATCCATATCTAACTGGATACAATGATATTGATTTGACTTTTATTGTTGATGGCGACATGCAACAAAAAATATTTCTTGATGCTTGGATGAATTTTATCAATCCAACATACAATTATAATTTTAGGTACAAAAGTGATTATGCCACAACAATAAAAATTAATCAATATGATGTAGAAAATAAAGTATCATATTCAATTAATTTGTTTGATGCTTTTCCAATTTCAATGAACCAATTAGATTTAGATTGGTCATCGGATAATCCACATAAACTTTCAGTAACTTTTGCATACACCCGTTGGAATAACAATTCTCTACAATCGTTTGGTATGGAATTGGTAGATGCTGGTCTGGCCAACTTCTCAGATGTTGTTGGTGGATTAGGTGGAAATGCTCAAGGTGCTGTAAGCTCAGCCGGTCAATCAATCGTGAACAACATACAACGTAGCATTTTTAAGTGATTTTATTAAGGAGATAAATTATGGCTTTACCAAAACTTGACGTGCCAACATATGAAATAGAATTACCATTATCAAAAAAGAAAATTAAATACAGGCCATTTTTAGTTAAAGAACAAAGAAATTTATTAATGGCCATTGAATCCAATGAAACTTCCACGATTCACCAAAACGTAAAAGATATTCTTTATAATTGTACATTGACAGAAGGTGTCGATATTGAAAAATTGCCAATTATAGATGTTGAATATTATTTTGTCAACCTTCGTGCCAAGTCAGTAGGTGAGATTGTTGAATCAAAATACAAATGTAATAATGAAGTAGATGGTAAAATGTGTGGCAATTTAATGGAAAAAGATATCAATCTACTTGATTTAAAAGTTCAAAGAGATGAAACCATTTCAGACGAGATTAAATTAACGGATACAATTTCTATTAAATTAAAGTATCCAGAATTTAGTATCGTACAAGATTCCATTAAGTATGAAAATATTACAGAAACCACCTTCAATATGATTGCCAATTCAATTGAATATATTTACGATGGTGAACAATTTTATTACGGAAACGAAGCACAACCAGGTGAAATGTTAGAATTTGTTGAAGGCATGAATCAGGTTCAGTTTGCTAAGGTAGAAGAATTTTTTAATAATTTACCAAAACTAAAAGAAATAGTTGAAATTGATTGCTCAAAGTGTGGGTTTCATCATAAGATAGATGTGGAAGGCCTTGAAAGTTTTTTCGGCTAATTTTTCGTCATGACAATCTGAGTAATTATTACAAGACAAACTTTTCATTGATACAACACCACAAATATAGTTTGTCAGAGCTTGAAAATATGATGCCTTGGGAACGTGACATTTACGTTTCT